TTCGCCGGTGAGATGCTGGATGACACCGATTTCACCAGCACCGGATGGCACAGCCGAATTCGTGGGCTGAAGGACTACAGCTTCAGCGTGACGGCCTTCTACGGCACGACACTCCGATCGATGACTACCATCAGGTCGGCCCTGCTGTCTGGTGCCAGTCTGGACATCCGATACCTGCCCAACGGCACTGCCGGGTTCACAGGACGGGTGAAGGTGGAAACGCTGTCGCACTCCGGTGATGTCGGCGGTCTGGAAAGCATCGACATCAGTTTGCAGTCGGAGGGCATTGCCCTGACGACCGTGTAACACGTCGTGTTGCCGTGGGTTGTGTTTGGGGTTGACGGAGGTGTGTAGATGAGCTACGCAGGATACGCCACGTCGGTAATGATGACCGGCACATCGACGGCGATGACAGACGATGCGATGAAGCTGGTGTCGGGCAAGACGTACAAGATCGTTGCCACGGCCAAGCGGGTGTGGGATCGCACGCAGACAATCACCGTCAAGGACAATACTGTGGCTGTTTCAGCGTCCAACATCCTCAGCATCGACTACCTGTTCGGTCAGGTGACGTTTGTTAGTGGGTACACGGTGTCGGGGGCGATCACCGTGTCTGGCAAGTACCTGCCGATGGCAGCGGTTGCCGGGTCGCACGCGTACACGCTGAACACGGCGAGGGAACTGCTTGACGACACCGACCACACATCCACCGGATTCCACAGCCGCACGGCGGGGTTGGCTGGATGCGTCGGTGTCGGTCACCAGATGGCACTCGATTGCTGACACCGGTTTTCACGACATCATCAACACCGGTACCCCTGTGGTTGTTGAGGTGCGCCCAGGTGGGGCTCACCAGCGATGTTGCCCGTGGATTCTTCATCGCAGAGTCGGACGCCATGTCGGGCGACGTGTCTGCACTGGAGGCGTCTGAACTGTCATTTCAGCTTGACGGCAATTCTGCCGCCGATTTCGGATGGGGAACGCACACCACGTAGTGTGGTGTGGTCTGTCCCCGTCACCCATTTTAGCTTATGAGGAGTACCCCAATGGCTAAACCAGAATCGTCCCCCTCNCGGAACGCACTCCGCGACGCCACACTGGGACGCAAAGTACAGTTCGTCCGTCGTGTGATTGAGTACTTTCCCCCGATCTACACGGATGTGGTCGAGGAGGGCGTCGTTGTCGGTGTGCAGATCACTGGCAATGAGGATGTCCCCGTCAAGGTGATGATCAAACAGCCGTCGGTCAAGCAGCGCAACGACTTGGTGCGCCGCTGNCGTCGTGATGATGGGTCGCTNGATGAGCTNGAGTTCATCGTGCANTCCGCGATCCACTTTGTCCATGACCCCGATTCGGGTGAAAAACTGTTCGATCAGACTGACTACGATGCGCTGATGGCACAGCCCGCAGGGGACTTCGTGGATCAGTTCGGCAGCGAGGCAGTGGATCTGCTGAACCTCGGGACGCCGGAAAAAAACTCGCAGACCTCCGACACGACTACTACACGCAAAGCAGTCCACGCCGTAGCGGATCGGCTGGGGTTTATGGCGTGGCAGGTAGAGCACGAAATGCCTGCAAAGGAATTCGATACATGGATTGCCTTTTACGCGTTGCAGTCGGAGGAAGAGAAGAAGGCGATGGACCGTGCCAAGGCTGGACGGGACAATCAACGACAGGGCCAGCCGCGACGATTTAGGTGATCGACAATGGCGACTAAGGTTGGAACGCTTGAATACGAGATCAAGGCGAACACCAAGTCGCTGGATCGCGCAAGCAAGTCGATCGCGGCCATGGGTAAAACCATGTCTGCCGCCGCAAAGACGATCCAACAGTCTGTGTCCAAGTTGGAGAAGTCCATTGCGCGGATGTCCGCGAAAATGGGCACTGCCACCAAGGCAACCCGCGCCCACAGCACCGCCACCAATCAGGCGGCGAGTAGCGGAAAGAAACTAGAAGCCGCGTGGCAGCGGCAACTGGCTGCTGCTGCGCGCAATGAGATCAAGTATCGGCAGCTCAACGCCGCACTGGAAGAGCTTCAGAAAAGCGGCGTCGGCGGCGCTATCAACAAGATCAACGATCTCAAAAAGGCGATGCACGAGATCGAGAACGCGGGCAAGCGTGGATCCAGTGGCATCGATAGCATGCGTCTGGCCAACGCACGGATGACCAAGGTCGTCGCCCAATCAGATCGCTGGATGCAGAAGAACAAGACTGCCGTGAACGCTGCAGGGCACGCAGTGGGCGGGCTGAATGAGCGGATGACGGACTTGTCGAAGTCGATTCAAGTCGCGTTGGGTCCGCTGTCTGGTGTCGCGTCACGACTCACTGCAATCACGGCCCTCGCGAACAGAAACACGTTTGCCATTGCCGGGCTTGTCGGCGTGACGATTGCCCTTGGTGGGGCATTCGCCAAGATGATCCGTATCGGTACCACCTACGAATTGTCGATGCACCGGCTGGAGAATCGGATAAAGGCCACTGGTGGTGCTGCTGGATTCACCAGCAAAGAGCTGGCGAAAATGGCGGAGGATTTTGGTCAAGCAGACAATGTCCACTGCAGCGGCTGGCAGGGAGGGCGTGAGCTCATTCTCACCTCTGCCACAACGCTTGCGGGCAAACAGTTCAAACGCGCACTGTACTTGGCACAGGATTTTGCTGAGACTGGGATCGGAAATCTGACTACCAACGCCAGAAAACTGTCCCGCGCGTTTAGAGACCCAGAGCGGGCCGGTGAGTTGTTGCGGTCGATGATCGTGCAGTTGACTGCGGACGAGGAAAACCTCATCACGCGTCATGTGGCGTTGGGGCATTGGTCGGCTGCGAACGAGATCATCCTTCGATCTCTGGCATCCGTTGCTGGAGGAAACGCGACTGCCAACAACAAGACACTGGCCGGATCGTATGACGGACTGGTGGAGTCGCTGACCAATCTTGCCACACACACGATCATGTCTGGCAGCGCACTTGACAGTGCGCGCAAGGCCATCGATGCGGTGACGGCTGCGGTGAACCGTCTGGACTCTACCCCACTGTCAACAATGTTCGACGTGTTTACTTCAGGGACGTTTAAAGGCCTCGGTGCTGTACTGGCCACTGTTGCCGAGAACTTTGAATCGATCACGCTCGCGATCCTCACATTGACAGGTAGCCGTGTGCTTGGTGGACTTGGTGGCAAGATTGGCAAGGTCACCAAGAAAATGAAAAAGGCTGCCAAAGCTGCAGGCAAGACGAGTGGTAAAGTCGGCATACTGTTCAAAACTCTCCGTGCACTTGGCGGGGTGATCAGTTTCTTGGCACGCAGGTTCTTTTTCATCCCCGGTCTGATCTTGGCACTTGGGTCAGTGATCCCTAGATTTAGTGACGCACTGATTGCCTTGGTGAAGGCTCTGGCTGGATGGGTGGCGGATCTTTGGGACAAGCTCGCCGTGCCCGACTGGGTCCATGATTCGTGGGCTGGGCTGACCGCGATGATTGGGCGTGTCGGTAGGACCATTCGTGGAATACCGGAGAGGTCGCCCTCTAAGCACGGACCGTCCAAGCGGAATCATCCGAATAGAAACAAGAACACAAGTGATGATTTTTTTGGGGTCGGGTATCCAAGCAGCACTGAGAATGTCAGTGTGTTTACCCAAGCCTCCGACCTCGTAAAGAACGGATGGGACTCTTTTATCGGGTCTGTAGGCGACCTCATGCTCAAGTATGATTCTGGTGGGCTGGTCAAGGAAGTCACCGATCGGACAGACAAGATACTTGATGCTATAAAAAACGGCGGCGGCGGCGGTGGCGGCGGCGGCGGCGGCGGCGGCGGCGGCGAAGATAAGGATGGCAAACTCATCGTAGCGGCACGTGCTCAAACAAAAGAGCTCCGTCGCCAACTACGCGCCTACAGTGGTGCGCTGGGCGATGCAGACGTTGTGCTGTCGCGTCGTCCACGTGCGTTTGAAAGCTTCATGGCCAAGTACAAATTGGGGGATCAATTCAAGATTGAAGACGGATGGGTAAAAATCACAGGGGCCACAAAAAAGGCAGAGCGTGCTGCAACCGAGTACTATCAGGCGTTGCTCGACACGGCGTATGTCAAGTCGCTTGATCGCATGGTGTCGTCTACCCGCACTGAGCAAGAGGAGATTCATCGCCTTGAGCGTGAGGTCAGTCAGTTGTCTGTGGTGTACGATCGGCTGGCAGAATCCGATGTGCGTCGTCTGGAATTCGCCACCGCGTTGCATAGGAAACGGATGGAGATCATTCACCGGACGAATTCGGAGATCTTCTCGTCACTTGAAAAGGTGTGGGACACAACGTCTGAAGTTATGTCACGCTTCATGGTCGACGGGATCCAGAATGCTGAGGACTTCAAATCATCCATACTGAGCATCTTCAAGGAGATCCAAAGCGAATTCTTCCGCCTGATGATCCTGAACCCGCTGAAGAAAGACCTGTTTGGTGATCCAAAGACTGGGTCTGACGGCCTCATTACGGGGGTCGTAGACAGCGTGATGAAAGGTGGTGCCAGTGATGGCGGTGGCTTCCTTGACTCAATTGTTGGTGGGGCCAAGAAACTGTTTGGGTACGCCAACGGTGGCAGCTTTGTGGTTGGTGGTGCAGGTGGTCCAGACAGCAGGGTGGCGGCGTTTGGCGTCACGCCGGGCGAACGGGTTACAGTGGAGACAAGGGCACAGCAGAATCGATCCGCCCCTGTGGATACTGGCGGGGACACTGTGATCAACGTGAATATCACAGCGGTGGACGCCCAGTCAGTGGCTACCCTGTTGTACAACAATCGTGGGTTGATCACTGGGTTGGTTGCTGAGGACAGCAGGCGTAGGGTCGGGTAACATGTCAGGTACATTTCCATCTGGGATATATCCACGCAGTGTTGAGCTGCGATCTGTGTCGCCCACGCGTGTGACTGTGACGCACAGCATGAAGCGTCGCACACGGAGTACAGGTGTTCAGCGATGGTCAATGGACCTCGTTTTCCCGCCCATGCAGCGCGCCAAATACGCCGCGTTGACAGCGTTTTTGATTGATCAGGCCGGTCAGTACGACTCTTTCAGCTACCCTGCCCCACATCCATTCAATACACCCCGTGGGACGGCCCTTGGGACGCCATTGGTGGACGGTGCGGCAGCGACTGGTACAACCCTACCTACAAAGGGATGGACGGCGTCACAGACCGGGGTAATGCTTGCAGGCGACCTGCTGACCGTATTCGGCCACAGCAAGGTCTACATGGTCACTGCAGACGCGGACAGTGACGGGACTGGTCTTGCGTCGTTGAGTATCAGGCCGGCGTTGATGGCTACCCCAGCAGATGGGGCTGCAATAACAGTGTCGGCTGTGACGTTCAACGTCGCGTTGGTGAGTGATACATACAAACTCCCCTTGCGCACCGCAGACCTGTCACCGTCAGTGACGATATCGTTGATTGAGGATGTGTGACACATGGCCCGCACCCTCACTGCCAGTGTGCTGTCAGAATTGGTGGCGGCGGGCAACCGTCCGGTAACACTCACCTCACTGCATTTCGACGCTGGGGTTGTGTACCTCAACGATACCGATCGCGCCCTGTCATGGGGCGGAAACGCGTATCTTGGGGCTGGCAACTTCGTTGGCGTTGCGGATCTGGCGGAGACAACTGAGTTGGAGGTGAGCAGGATTCGGCTGGCACTTAGTGGCGTCGATCAGACTATGATCAGTCAGTTGCTCAACGAGCAGTATATTGGGCGGCAGGTATTGATCTACCAAGCGTACTTGGACGCGTCGGGCAACATCGTCACCGATCCGTTTCTCATTTTCGACGGGGTCATGGATGATCCCGTGATATCGGACACCCCGTCTGGGGCAAGCACGTTGGCCGTGGTGGCTACAAACACATGGGCCGATTGGTCCCACCCACGTGGCAGGCACACCAACAGTGCTGAGCAACAAATACTCTTTCCAGGCGATTTGGGATTCGACTTCGCATCGCAGAGTAACCTGTCGTTTACATGGGGTCGGCAT